CTTTACAAAAAGTCAACTCTACGTCTTTTAAAATTAAAGAATTTATTCACTCAGTTTTTAAAACTCACTCACACACACACACAACATGCAGAACATACAACTCCTTGGCAATTATCGCTCTCTAGCGAAACCAATTGTTGGAAGAACTACAACAAACCCACACTACGTGGAAATTGTGGATCACGCACTCCGACGATTCCTTACTGCCGAAGAATTCGAAACAGTCACAAACGGCTACCGCCGCTCAATGTGGTCAGAAACTGCCCTTGAAACTGATATTCACAAGTTGAATTCAACAGATTTCAAAGTCAAGAAAGATGAACATTATTTTTCAGCTCTCAGCGAAGTCAACAAACGCTTCAAACCCGAGAATGATCTAAAACCAGTTCACTTCACCGACCTTCGTGCTTATCCCTGGCAACTCCAATCTTCAATTGGCGCTCCCTTCGCTACAAGCAAGAAATGGCAACTTCACGTCCAACATAAATTCGCACTTTCACAAATGTACGATCCGGAACAATTAAACTTCGTTCCAATATATGACAATCGAATGACAAAGCACAATCTTTACAATGAAATGTTCAATGTTAATAGAATGAAAATTCACAACATCAAAAATGGTATATTTGTCGATCCTCACGGACACGACTACCGCTACTGGCACACTGCCTTTGCAAGACAACATCTTGTTAAAGCTGATGAACCAGACAAGGTCAGACTTGTATTTGGCGCACCTTCAGACTCCTTAATGGCTGAACTGCCCTTCACCTGGCCCATAGAGGTATCCCTTTTAACCAAAGGACTCGACTCTCCAATGCTTTGGGGCTTCGAAACCATCACAGGTGGTTGGTACAGACTACGCAAATGGTTTGCAACTAAACACCCTCGTTGTCGAACTTTCCTCACCCTAGATTGGTCTGGCTTTGACCGTGACGCACGTCACTCAGTCATCCGCGACATTCATCAAATGTGGCGCTCCTGGTTCACTTTTGAACACGGATATTGGCCGACATCTTTCTACCCGGAAACACACACCGACTCTTGGAGAATCGAAAATCTCTGGAATTGGATGACAGATAGTATACTTACTACTCCGTTAATGCTTCCAAATGGTGATCTTCTACAATTTCAGCACTCTGGTATTTATTCTGGTTACTTTCAAACCCAATTATTAGATTCCTTTTATAATGCTGTCATGGTATTTACTATCCTATCACGAATGGGATTTGATATTTCAAAGCTCGCAGCCAAATTTCAAGGCGACGACTCAATCATCGGAATATTAAACATAATACCAAAACCCTTTCACTCAGAATTTCTTGATCTTTTTCAATATTATGCAAAAGAATACTTCGGTTCAACCCTTAGTCTTAAGAAAAGCGAAATCTCTAATACTCTAGAACATCTAGAAGTACTAAAGTATCGCAATACAGGTGGCATCCCCTACCGCCCTGAGCTTGAATTACTTGCAATGCTCCGCTTCCCCGAGCGAGATCAAAGCTTCGAATCTTTAATGGCTCGATGCATTGGTATCGCGTACGCTAACTGCGGCAGACATCGCCGAGTATTCCTCATCTGCGAGGATATCTACAACTTCTTACACAAGCACGGATTCACTCCAGACGCTCGAGGTCTACCCGAAGGATTACGATTCAAAGCGAACTACATCCCTGGTTCGACTCAAATTCAATTGAATCACTTTCCTACATACTTTGAGACCCTCTCTCATCTTACTGACTCACGTTCAGAAATGAGAACAGAACGTCATTGGCCGTCTTACTCCAAGAAGCCTAACGATTTCTTCTTCATTGGTATCCCC